GCCTGCGGATCAACAACCTTGCGCCGCGGCTCAAGCTGCGGCTGTTTTGCTTCCCACTCGTCAAAGCCCACAAGAGCCCCTGTCCACTCTTTCTTCATTCGGTGCAGGGGATACCGAAAACCAGAGCGGTCAGAAATGCCGTATGCGTTTTTACCGAGTGCAAACTTGGCCATGACTACATCCCGTAATAGCCGATATACGGCTCAATTTGCAAAGAAGCCCGATCACGGTCTTCTGACATAGCGCGCTCCATTTCCTCTTCGTAAACAGCTTTTAAAAACTGCGTGCGATCAGGCGCGCGTTTGATCGAAATATAATATGCCAAACCTGCGGCTAAAGCAGGATAAAAGCGGAACGGCATGTCCAAAGTATTTGTTGGGCTACCCGCATCGTCCATGCGAACAAGACGATCAACAATAACCTCGTCGGTGCTGTTTTCCGGCACCGGCCACAGCTTTAACGTTGGATTAATCTGGCGGTCCACAAAAAACTGCGAAGGACGACCCTGCGTTGTTTTGTTGGGAATGTTTAGGTCATCGTCCCGGCTGACGCGCTCCATAGCGTAATCGGTATTGCTACGACGAACGACGGCGGACAAAACATCAATCGTGTCTGCGCCAAGCGAATAATCCCGCGTGCCTTGTGTCAAAGACACGGTGGTGCGTGCAATCGTCCATTGGTTTAAGCCGCGGTTGGCCCACTCCGACAGCATAAGGTTTAAAGACCGCTTGGCAGTCTTTAGGTCATACCCCGTCCGCATTTCGGTGCCGCACCGCTCAAACGCCTCTTCGATGTAATCGGTGACGTCGAGCTCGAACGTTTTTGTGTTGGACGTAGCCATAATTAACGCTTTCGGTTTTTAGCCGTTTTTGCCGACTCTTTAAACGCTTTAGCCGTGGGAGCGCCTTTGCTCCCCGGCTTGCGCATTTTTTCACCAGAGCCTTCCGCAATTCTGCGGCGCTTGGCATGAATGTTGGCATAAAGCCCCGGACGCCGTGCCATTACTTTTTCTTCTTGACCATGCCGCCGCCGCGCATCTTCTTAACCATACCGCCGCAACGAAGCTTTACTGCTGGTTTTGACGCTTTTTCCGCGTCTTTGCCCATTGCCATTTTCTTACGAGGTGCCATTGCCATTTTGCAGTCTCCTGTAGAATGCCTCCCGCTTTTGGAAGAGTTCGGAGGCGTTATACTCTTCCAGATAGGCGTCATAATAGCCCATTTCTTTAAGCTTGTCTGCGGCCTCTTGCACTTTACTAAGGCGCTGGACGAATATCATAGCATACGGTGTGTTAACGTGCGGCTCAAAGGTGCCGTCGTCAATAAAATCATTTACATCATCATCAGGATGAAAACCCATGACCCACAAATCACGATCCCCAAAGATACCACGGGAGATCGCTTCGTTCAAACCGTCAAGGTAATCATGAAACTGTTCCGCTGTTTGACGCGTATTTCGGTCTACAATTAGGACTAAATCAAAGGCGGCATTAAATTCGGTCAAAACGTTAAACAGGCACTGGTTTCCGCCATATTTAAAAATTACGGAAACACGACCATCCCGCCACGCTTTCTTTGCAAAGGGGCAAGGCGGCATATCATTAAAATAGGGGCTGTTTTTTTCAAGCGCATGCTCCGACCACGCTTGAATTTCCTCCACTATATCGCGCTCATCCGGTCCATAAAACGCTACTACATTCATACCTTAACATCTCCACCGCCGACGAGCTTGACGCAAGCGGCTGTCTGGGTCCTTTGCCGCTTTTGGAAACTGCTTCATTTGCCCTTTTGAACGGGCGCAAAAAGACTTACGCCGTTTAGCGCGGGCCGGGGACGGGTCCTTTTCCGTCACGGCCGTTTTCAGCTTACTACCGGGGTTTTTACGACGATACTCTTTTACGCCCTTTGCAGTCATGCCCGCACCTTTAGAGGTCGGGCGATAATTAGCGCCCTTCCCCTTAGTGGTGCGACGAATAGGTTTTTCGTCCTTTTTAGGCATAATGCGCCTTACGCGTAGAAGATGGTTAACGCGGTAATATTGGTTGCCGCACTTACATAAACATCGCTGGTAAACAACAAACCTTGATCAGGAATGTTGATAGGCTGTGAGTCGGATGCGACAAAATCAATATCCAAAACTGTTGCCCCGCCATTACCGTCAGTAAGTGTCAAACGACCATTTGACCCGCCGGTCAAAACGTGAACCTGCCTAAGCCGAGAGCGGCCAACAGAAGCCGCCCCCGTGCCGGTCAGACGTTTTGCTTTTACGTCCGAGTTTGCCATAGATTAACCTTTCTTCTTTTTTGAAGAGACAGGAGCCTTTTTTACAAGCTTTGTAACCCATGCTTCATTTTTGTCTGGGGTAGACGGATCATCCCCTTTAAGAGTGCCGTCCTCGTTACGAGCACGAACCTTCTTTTCAACAATGCCGCGACGGGCCAACTCTTCCGCGCTAGGCGGTTGAAAACGAGAACTCATGGTTTATTCCTTACGATGCAGCAATCGTGCCGCCGGTATCGGAACGCTTCCAGTTGGTTCCGTCGGAAAACGCAAGAATAGCCGAACCCGCAGCGCCGTTAGAAACATAAATGATAGTGCCTGCGCCGGCAGAAGATGCCGAAGGAGCGCCCGCAACGGTGTAGGTGGGAACTTTAATGTCGCCAATAAAACCGTTAGTCGCCGTTACTGGGCCGGAAAAAGTAGTCGATGCCATTTTATTACCCTTTGCACAAGGTTTTGCCATACAGTCTGTGCAACGTCAGGAGGGCGATAACCTGTCTGCATGGCTGCGTGAAGCCCTTTCGGAAGGATATACCACAACCTGCAAAAAAGAAAGGGCCTCCGAAGAGGCCCTTCCAAGAAGCGTTTTTGCTATTAGGCACCGGGGGTGCCAAATACCGCGCGCCAGTCGGACACGCCGAAGCTGTAACGCTCACGTGCCTTGAAGCGCATGTTGCCGGTGTCGAAGTCACCTTCCATGGCAGTGCGGATCGGAGTACGCTGGAACATCTTGAAGCCGTTAGGCGCATCAGTCTTGATGAAGAATGCGTCTGTGTCGGTGAGGAAGTGGTTTACAACCGCACCTTCGGGCAACATGCCCATAGACTTCATTGCGTTCAAGTCGTTGTCCGCTGTCCCCGGACGCAGGTTGGAGTTGATTACTCGCTCTGCGATGAACTGAAGTTCTTTGGGGATGATCAGCTTCTGACCGCGAACTGCGATCTTCAAACCACGCTCGTCAGTCAAACCTGCGATATCGATGAGCATTTGCTCAAGCGAAGTTTCGTTCAGGTCTGCAGCGACAGCCAGCTGGTTACGCTGGTTGCCAGACAAGCTGGGGTGTGACGAAGAACAAAGCGCCGCACCGTCGCCAATTGGCGAAGAAGTGTTAAACGCGTTGTTCAGGACAGAAGCAGCTTTGATCTGCTTGGTTTGCGACATGGAACGAGCCAGTGCGCGGGTGTAACGAGCCGCGAGGCGATCATAGAGGTTGTCCTCAATCGCTTCTTCGGTGATCGAAAACGCCAGAGCAATGGTTTCGTGCGTGTAACGCGCAGTGTAGGTTTCCTGAGCGTCGTCGAACGAGATGGCTCCACCCTCTGATTTAACAGGGGCAGTGGAGAAGCCACCCAGCATAGTTTCTTCTTCAAAAGCACGGTCCGAAGACTCTTCATCGAAGATTTCTGCATGCTCGTTGTCGTAACGATCGTACTCCAAACCAAACAGCGCGTTAAGGCCCGGTTCCAGCTCTTTCGCTAGTTGTGCGCGAGAGATAGCCATTAGTTAACCCTCCTTATACGCCCGTCGAATCCGCAGTGGTCTGCGAATCAAAACGACGAGTTGCTGCGTTGAAGTGAGCATTGATACGAACAAGGAGGTGGGCGCCCGCGGCGCTGTAGTCATTGTTCGCGTCATCGTCGACCAAACCAACAATGCGCAATGGCAGAGTTGCAGTGGTTGCGATGGACGAAACGCTCAATTGCGAATTGGAACGACCAGTGTCGGTCGAACCAGTGCGGGCAGAAGTGCCAAGATTCGCGTTTGCGAATACGCCGGCAAGTGCTGTCGCACGGTTGGTCAGCGTTGCGTCGGCTGCGACGACGAAAAGCTGATCAGGGTTGTCTGCCACGTAAGCTTTGACAGGGTAGTTTGTGTCTACAGACACGCTACCGGAGCCGGGCCAGTAGTTGAGCCATACAGGCTTCTTCTGGACGCTATCGTGGTATTGAATACCCATCAGGACACCAAGCGCGGCAGTAGTGCCGCCTGCAGTATCACCAGCTTGGTCGATAACGCCTGCTGCTGCAGGAGTTACGAGACTGTACTGGTAAATCGCGTTCGTGTTGTTGGACGCAATTTCGTACTCAGTGACACCGGTGCTGTTAACACCAGAGCCAGCCAGCCCGACGGGACGAAGGCCAAAGGCAGTTTCGGCATTTGCCATAACTATTCTCCGTCGTTAGGGGCCACGCGTTAGTTTTTACGTGGGCCGCCGAAGGTTACACGAGATTGACGATCAGGTCTTGTGATCGTCATTGTTGAGTGAGCGTTCTCACGCATCATATCCTGATCAACGGCTTGCATTTGGTCATGGTTGCGCTCTGCAAAGTATGCGTTGCGCTCTTCGACCGTTTCCATTGGGATACGAGCAAGAACCAAACCGCCTACACCAAACACACCCTCATATTTACCCGAGTCAATAACTGGTGCCTCAAAGTCAGGATACTCATCAGAACGAACCAATTCGTAGCCTTCACGAAGCCGGGCAGAAATGTTTTTGCGGTCGTCATAACCGCGGACTTCTGCGCGAATCCAGCGATGTTTAAAGCCTTCCGGCGCGGGTGGGGCGTCGAGCATCGACGGGGGAGCCCACGGACGGCGAGCCGCCGTTTTCTCCCTTGTTTTGTTAGCGCGAGGAGAACGGTCGATGTCCTCATAACGGTTTTTCGTTTCGTCGGCCATCATATTACTCCTTCACGTATTTCGCATATTGATCTAGCGGCACACCCAATTTTTTCGCGATAGCTACTTGGGTCGGGGTGAGACGAACCTTTTTGCGCCCAGAAGTTTTTGAGCGGGACACTCCGGCTACCGTCTGAGCGGGGCGGCGGCTGGAACCCGATTCTGCTGCGGTTTCTTCAACAGCTTCTGGCTCAGAGGTCTGGCCTCCGAACCTGCTTTGAATACGCCGATCAAGCTCACTATAATATTCATCGCTCGTTGGGTCAAACCCTTCGTCTTCCACAAGCTTTTTGTGAATGCCAAAGGCGGCAAAGGTCATAACCTCGTCTTCCCCAAACCACGTATTACGTTCGGCCCATTTTTCCGCTTTAGGATCAGGGCGCTGAACTTGCTGCTGTGCAGGCTGTTGGTACTGCTGCGGCTCTACCGGCTGCGCATACTGTGCCTGTTTTTCGGATTGTTGCTCCTGCGTTTCTTGCAGGCGCTTTGCGTCGCGGTATTTAGATGCGGCAGAATAAAGCTCATTCAAACGGCGCTGAGACTCAATAATCTTGTCGGAGTCTCCAATCTCAACCGCACGCTTAAGCTCTGCTTCGGCAGTCTTGGTTTCAATCTCAAGACGCGAGCCGTATTCCTGCAGATAACCGGAATCAAGCTGCTTCATGCGCTGTTTAAGTTGTTCGGTTTCCGCTTGAACTTGCTGCGCATAACGCAGCGCCTCTTCCCGTTGACGCTCCGCATCACGCATCTTTTTAGTCAGGCGATTAATCCGCTTTTGGGCGGAGTTCATTACATCGTCGTGCTCTGACGATTCTTCGGCGTTAGCCTCTTGCGGCGCTTCGTTATCATTAGAGGGGTCGTCAATCTCTACTTCGGCGGCCTCATGATCGCCCATATCAAGATCAAGTTCTC